AAGTATCAATACCTGTTCCACCTGCTATATCTAAAGTTTCACTATCAAGGTCAATTGATAATGCTCCCCCAGTATCGCCTTGGAAATCAAGGTCAGACGCTGTTAATTGTGCATCGACATACGCTTTTACAGATTGTTGTGTTGGAACTAATGTTGCAGAGTTAGATGTCATATCATCTTCATCTACAAATGCAGTAATAGTTATAGCACCATCTGATAAACTTCCATATGTTAATGTACCAGATACATCTGCATTAGCATTTATGTCAACTGTTGTTGCAGCTATTTGTACTTCGGTGTCTGCTACTATATCTAATTGTCCATCAGTTGATGAATTAATATAAATAGCTGAGTCTCTAAATAAAACTTTTTCAGTAGTGCTTAATAAAATATCATCAGAGTATTGGAAGTAGTCTTCGTCTTCCATCCATGTAATTACACCATCATTAGAAGAACCATCAAATGTTATAGCAATATCTGTATTTTCATTCTTACCAAAAGTAATTGCATTACTAAATAATTTAGATATTGGACCACCATCACCAGTAGTTGCACCATCGTGTGTATGACCCGTTGATACATTAAATGCTGCTAGTAATTGGTCAAATTCATTATTTAATAGTGATGCAAAAATTGTATCACCATCAGAAAATGTACTTTGTCTAATGTATGCTGCCATGTTTTATATTCTTCCTCCTGCTATGAAATCTACATAGAATCCAGATACTGTGTAAGGAGCTTGATTTCCTGCACTTCGTATTCTAAAATTATTTGTAAATCCACTACCTGTTAATGTTGCCCTTTGTTGTGGAAATAATGTACCACCAAATATTGCTGTTCCAAATACTGCATTACCAAATGTTGAAACAGAAATAAGGTTACCTAAACTTATTTCAGATGGTTGAGGTACATTTGGACTTTCAAAATCGTACCTAGGTAAAACTGTTAAATTACTATTTGTTCCTTCTGCTCTAATACTTGTTTTAATATAATATAAAGTTTTTCTTACACCAGAATCTCCATAATCTAAATCTGGTGTTTTGTATATTGCTATTATATTTGTACCATCAAAATCATTACCAGCATCGTGATTGTAAACTCTACCATCAACTTCTGCATGATACAAAACTTCATTACCATTTGTATCTATACCTGCATGAACTCGTCTAGCTGGTATACCTTCTGTTTCACTCCATTCATAACCTACAGCACCTGTAGAAGCTATTTTAAAAGTTCCTATGATACCTTTTTGTTGTGGATTAGAAAGTCCACTTTGATAATAAAATAATCTGTATTGACTTTTTTCTCGAACAACCATACTAGCAAATTGTATAGTTGATAAGTTAGGAAAAACATTATCTCTAAATAAAGGTAATATTTTTCTACTAATAGAACCTAATTCAATATCATCAATACGAGCAGTACCAGCAATAGTTCTTAAACCATCTGGAGATAAAAATATTAAATCTCCGCCAATTTCTTGTATAGTTCTACCACTTATGCAACCAATATTTTTAGTTACTGATGATAAAACTGGTGTGCTATCTAAACCTGATAGTTGATAAATACTATTTTTACAAAATACAATTAGTTTATTACGAAAAGATTTTATACCTACTATCTGGTCTCCTACATCTACTGTACCTGCAGATGAACCTGTAAAACTTTCTGGTGTTAATCTTGTACTATAAGCAACTTGTTGTGGATTACTAGACTGTCCTGCAACAATTAATCTTTCACTAAATATAGTTACTAGTTCTGGGTCTGTAGGAGCTGACCTATTTAATTCTTTAAATGCATAAGTATGTACTCCTGCATTTGTAATTTCTATTGTAAGCTCTCCAACTTTATTAATACCGTCTGCTATATAAAGTTTACCGTATTGTTTATTACTTTCATATACAGCAAACTCACAAAGACTTTGAGAACCTCTTGATACTGCACTTGCACTATTTAATTGAGAAATAGTAGAACCATTCTTTTTTATAGTTTGACTAGATGCACTTGATTGAAAGTTACCATCTGCTGTCATTGAAGTATCACTAGCAATACTTAATACTAAAAACTGTTCTCCATTAATTAGTATATCATCACCAACTGCAAACTCTGATGTAAAAGCTGTACTACTTCCTGTTATTGTTGCACCGCCAGAAGTTACTGCAACTGTTCCAGTTTTAGCTTGATAAGTATCTTTATTTACTTGTGTCCATGTAGTACCGTCTGCACTATAATAAATATTACTAGATGCACAAGCTACTACACCTTTTGCGTATCTAAATAATCCTTCTATTTGGTCAGTAGAACCTGTTACTTGACTACTACCAAACTTACTAAATCCACTAACTCTTCTATAACCACCGTGTATAGAAGACTCAAAGTTATTTAATCTTTGTGCTACACCTGGTGTTCTAAATAATAAGGATGTACTAGATACTAAATCTAAGCCGCCCTCACAGTTTATCGAAATACCTTGTTCTGCCATACTTTAAAAAATTTTTTAATTACTTCTTTTTTATTTACCTTTATCCAAGTTGGTGGTAACTTTACATGTGTCTTTTTTTTATTAGACATAAACACTTCTTCTATCATCCATTGAAACTGGGAATGGTTCTAGAAGTTGTTCTCTCATTGTTCTTAATCCTTTTTGAAACTCTACTTCAGATAACTGTGCTTGAGACATATTATCTTTAAATTGATGTACATAGTATCTAGCTCTTGCTAATAATACTGATGTATATTGTTTTGGAAATACCACTGTATCTCCATGGGCTGTTAATTCTGTTGGTTGTGCATAAGCATAAAAATATACTTTATATACACCATCTGGTATTGGAGAAAAACCTATCTTATCATTTGCAGGTGCTCTTATAATTCTTCTAGGTATTCCATAAGATTGAGTATCACTTTTATCTTTTGCTTCTTGTACTCCATACAATCTTTGCCAGTTAGATAATGACATTGGTTGTAGTTTAAATATTTCAAATGGAGCTGTCTTACCTGTTACTCCTTCTTCTGTTATAACTATATTATCATAGTCAATAAAACTATATTGATTTAAAAGTGTTTGTGCAGATTGTAAATCATACCACCTTGTTCCTGCAGCTGTTTCTATAACTGCATTACCATAGTAATCATTAAGTGGGTCTCCTACAGCTAAAAAATTCCATTTATCTTCTGCATTACATATATCGTAGTAAGCTCTATTTATAGTATCTTTAATAAATTTTTGTATACCTAAAGCGCTAGTAAAAGTTGAAGAAGTTAATTCAACTTCATTAAGTTCTCGTAATATAGTATTACATAAATCTAAATATGTTCTAAATGGAGCAGCCATTTAAATTCCTTTTATGATAAGTTAAGTTTTAATTTATTAATAGGCATATCAGGATACATACTAGTATCTCCTTTTGTACCCATTTCACTTTTATCACAATCTCTTCTTAAATCTACTTTACCATATTGTTTTGGATATTTATCTTTTCCATGGTCAACAGAGTTTACATTATTACCTTCCATGATTGATGGTTGGTGTCTTGCAATAACATCTTCGTAATTAATACCGTTTTTAACTTTTCCCATAATATTGTCCTTTTATAAAAAAGCAGGGATGAACTTAATCACCCCTGCGATTTGGTTTAGTCTATAGCGTAGACAGCTTTTATTATAGCGTCATCCCTAAGAACTTGTCTTCCATAAACATGAAGACCTCTAACGATATCACCAAAACTATTAGTGTCTCTTAGAGTCTCAATATTTAGGATTGACTGAGCAGTAGCTGTAGAAGACATGTGTCCTCCTAAGCATTGGCCAGTTGAGTTTGTACCAGTAACTGCAGGTACATTAGAAGATTTGTATAAAGAAAATCCTCTGATTTGACCAGAAGCTACTAATCCGTTTCTTACACCACCGTCACCTTGGTTAAAGTCAGATGACATTAGTTTTGAATCGGTGTCAGCTAGTTCTTCGTAGAACTCTGGTTTTGCAACGAACCACCTTCCTTCTTCAGGAACTTGTGAGTCATCTAAAAGTCTAGCCATTCTAGCCATAATTTTTAGAGGACTTAGCTCAGAACTTCCGTTACCCATATCTAATGGGTCATTAGTTCCAAAACTAGTTGATACAGAACCATTTCCATCACCTCCTAAGCGATGGTCTGGGCTTGACGTAGATACACCTGCAAACATTGTAGTTAATACTTCTGAATCCATTGTATCTTTTAGTGTGTATGCCGCACTTGAAGCACCTACTGATGCAAAGTTAACATGAGAAAGTCTTTCCTCAATGTCATCAACAATAAACTTAAATGAGTTTGCTTTGTCAATAACAAGTGTCAACTCTTGGTCAGTTAGGAACTGTTTTGTAGTAGAAGCTGCACGAGTGTATGCTGCGACAGTGATTACTGGCTCTTTAATGATATTTACTGTATCACCAAAAGCAGAAATTTCACCTGCATAATCCGTGTTTGTAATAGCTTCAATTACAGATGATTTTCTAAAGAAGTTTTGAATCTTCTTCGAGAAAATTTCAGGAACGAAAAATTCATTCGTTTGACCCGAGGTACCCGCATTAAAGTTATTATTACTAGCTCCACTAGCATTTTGAAATACAGCCATAGTATTTCTCCTTTTCTAGTTGAGTTGTTGTTAAAAGTGCAACTACTATCTATAAGTTATTTAATAA